AGATAAAACAAAAGTCAAACACATTTGGTTAGTAGACAGAAACAAATTAGGATATTAGGAGAAAACATGACAAGTTTATCAATAAAAGAATACAATCAACAAATAGATAGAAACATGAAAGCTATCAAGAAACTAAAAACAGAAGCACAAATAGTAACACTTACAGAATTTATAGAAAAGTATTCTAATGATTATGATTATTTGTCATTAGCTAGTTTCTGGTATAATATAAATGATGATATTGATATAGATAATTTTAATGTAGGTTTAACTGACTAAATTCCATATACCCTAACCTCTAGACGTAGGGGCTTCCTCATGGGGCTTTTACATTATAACATCAATATGGAATTTGTCAATGGAATTTTTATTATTTTTACTATTAATATTTTTATTTATTTTATATAAAGAAAGAAACAAATGAAACTACAAGAAGCTAAAGAAATTGTTGTATCACTAGGCAGGGCAGGTAAAATGCCTTGCCCTACTTACAATACACCTGCCAAACTATGTAAGACTGGCAGTAAACTACGAAAAGTAAAGGGTTCTACTTGTCATGGCTGTTATGCTATGAAAGGCAATTATCTTTTTCCTAGTGTGCAACAAGGATTACAAAAAAGGTTTGACGCATTTAAACATGAAAGGTTTGTTGAAGCTATGTCATTTATGGTAAATAGATATGCAACAACACACTTTCGTTGGTTTGATAGTGGCGATTTAGATAGTATTAGTATGCTAGAAAAAATTGCTATGGTGTGCCAGAATACACCACACATACAACATTGGCTACCAACAAGAGAAGCCAAGATAGTAAAAGACTATCTACAAATATACAAAGAGTTTCCGAGTAATCTTTTGGTTAGAGTATCTAGTCCAATGATTGACGGAGAGCCGTTGAAGTCTTTTGATTATACTTCAACAGTCCACCATGAAGAAAAAGCCAAAGGTCATGACTGCCCATCTAGGTTTCAAGATAATAAGTGTCTTGATTGTCGTGCTTGTTGGAATAAGGAGGTTAAGAATGTTAGTTACCACAAGCACTAAAATGTATAAAACTAGAGATGGAAATTTAATGAGATTAGAGCAATTTCAATCCTTAAATAACGGAAAAAATTTGACAAAATCGCAAGAGAAATTGTTAGGTTTAAAAAAAGTAAAATCAAAGAGAAAGGAAAAATATGAGTGATTTAGAATTATTAGTTAGAGCTATAGAATTGTTGGAGGCATATCAAGTTGGTAGTATTCCATTAGAAAAACTTGATAGCCAAACTAATAAATTAATAAAAGATTTTGAAAAAGAATATCCAGATTTGGCAAGGGAATAACTATGAGTGATTTAAGATGGGAAGTTTATGCAGAACATATGCAAGAACAAATCTTTGATGAGATATACAATGAAATGCCAAAGTTATATCAAGGCAGAGATTTTGATGAAGTTGTAGAAAATGTTATGAAATATGTTAATACAACTTATAATGATTGGGAACGATTTTTTACACCAGAACAAGTAGAAGAATTAGTCCAAAAATATTTAGCAAGGGGGTAAATATGAGTGATTTAGAATTTGAATCAAAACAAGAACAAGTAAGGGAAGATATGCTTGATGAGATATACAATCACATGGGAACATTATATGTAGGTCATGGCATGGAAGATATAGTTGAAAATGTTATGGATTATGTAAAACTAAACTATGATGATTGGGATAAGTATCTTATTCAAGGGGATATTGTTGAGTTAGTTCAAGAGTATGCCAGTCATATTTGACATAAGGTATAAATTAGTTTATAGTATAACTATAATTAACATTAACGAAAGGAAAAGCAAATGGCTAAAACAATGTTAAATCAAACTACGAGCAGACCTATGTATTATACGTATGCTCAAGAAGTAATATCCAAGACACCTAGCAAGTGGCTTGAGCCAAAACTAGACGCAATCGAAGACTTTTTGGCTACCATACCAAAAATAAAAGAGATTGTTACCAAGAAAATTACTAATCTTGTTCCTCAATCAGACCTAGATGTATTATCAAAGTATGACGCAACAGAATCAGAGTCATGTTTTTGGTTTACTGATAGAGAAGATATGATGAATCAAGATAATTACAGTGCTCCAAAAGATGAGAGGTCTGTCTATGCAAATTTTGCTTGCGAGGGTTATGGTAATTATTATAGTTATGGCTCATCAAAGCGTGAGATAGGCAATCTATCTACTGAAGATTTGATTGCTATATATTACGAGGATATGGTTGCCAATGGTATTGATGTAGTCAAATACAAATATGTCCAAGACAACGAAAAAGATTACAATGGTAAACGCATGACTACTTATCATACAGAGATAAGAGGTATAGCAGATAAAATAAATGCCTATCAGCAAAAGTTTTTTGATGATAATGATTTATCTATGTCCTTTACTGTTCCAAAAAGTAGGCACTCATGCCACCAACGAGCAAGGCTTATTTCATCAGATGAATTGGCTGTGTTTGATGAATACTTATCTGGATTAGAACGCATACGTTTGAAATGGCACAAACACTATGAGGAAATGAAAGAAAAGTTCAAGGCATATGCCGAGCTTATTCGTTCTTCTAAAACAGTTGAACAAGTAGAAGAAGTGTGGACTGAAGCTGTTAATATTAGGCACAAAGTAAAAGGCACAGGCACAGCTTTGGCTTTATCATCTATATCTCAAAGTGTTATTCAACAAGACATGGAGGCAAGAAAACTTGCCGATACTGTTGCTGTTGTTGTAACACCTAAAGAAAGTGTGGGTGTATAATGTGGAGTAAAGAGTTCAATAGTTCTGATAATGAGTGGGGGGATTCCTCCACTTATCATTATAAAAGCACTGACCACCCAAAACATTTTGACTTTACTATTGATGAAGTTGTTCATATGGGGCATGACTCTGGAACTGCAGGAACACACTGGTATCTTTCAGTAAGAAAAGATATAGGTAATGGCAGGACTAGATTATTCTATGGTATAGGTATTCATGTTGCTGATTGGTGTAAACTTTTTAAAAGAGAAATACACAGATTACGAAACAATGAACCACTTACCAGATATACTGCTGTAAGGGCTAGAGAACATTATTGGGTAGAACCAGATATGTGTGAGCCACCTATTGACTCTAGTTTGTTTACTGCTTCAACAGAAGCTAATCAAAAAAGAATGGTGGGATAAAGTTTAAGGCGATAATCTTCCGATAGTCGCCTTAAAAGTTGTGGCTGGTCTGCTGAAAAATTATATGCAGAAACCAAGATATCGCCATGAGGTCGTAAAGCCTTTAGGAACCAGACTTGGACACAACAAAATATGTTTAGTGCCAATGTAAAACTGGTTTGAAACGTTTTTGGCACTAACATAAACTTAAGTTAGTGCCAAATAACCTTAACAATTCTTAATTAGAGACGTGGGTTAGGGTTGGCTGTTGTAAGAGTTCTAGGCAGATTCCAGAAACCCTTTGGCACTAACGTAAGTTTAAAAGTTTCAGTAAATGAGCGTCATAATTGGGCTTCGGCTGTCCATAGCTAGCGTATGGTTATAAACTCGGGATTTGCTGATTTGACAGTCAAGGGGGAATTGAATCCTTTCGCCCCCTTGACTTTTTTTTATTTTAATATATAATGTCCTGTTCATGAATTTTAATCAACAACTATCTCTTATCAAAACCCTTGTTCCAGAGGGAGAGGTGGACACAAGAATAGACTGTCCATTTTGCAATCACACCAATACATTAACAATCAAAAGAATAAATGCCGATTTAGTTTGGTATTGCTTTCATGCGTCTTGTTCAGCCAAAGGAAAACATGAGGGCGAAATGACAATGCAACAGGTATACGAAACCGTAGTAACAAAAGAAAAAGGAAAAGCAAAAGAAAAAGAAAAGCCATTTGTAATTCCAAAAAGTTTTGTCAGTATTTTTTCTACGAACAAATGCACAGATTATTTAAAAAAGAATCATTGTATAGAACCATACTTAAAAGGAAAAGCAAGTATCATGTATGATGTAAAACAACACAGAGCAGTATTCCTAATAAAAGAAAAAGAAAAAGTAAAAGGTGCAATTGGTCGTGGATTAAATTCAGAAGTATATCCTAAATGGTTTATTTACGGAGATAAAAATTATCCTTTTATTTGTGGCAGTAGTGATACAGCAGTCCTGGTAGAAGATTGTGCTAGTGCTTGTGCAGTATCAGAAGTATACACAGGTGTAGCTTTGATGGGAACAAGTTTACCAGATAGTTATATTCCTGTATTAAAGAAAAAGTTTAAGAAAGTAATAGTTGCACTTGATAGAGATGCAACAACCAAAGCATTTGACATAAGTAATCAATTAAGATATTATATGGATAGTGAAGTAAAAATACTTGAAGATGATTTGAAGTATTTTGATAAACAACAAATAGAAAGATTATTAAAATGACAGAAGAAAAAAATAATATATATATTAAAAAGAAAAATGTTTATGGTAATGACTTAATTTATCCTGTGTGTGAGCGTGCAAAAAGATTTGCTATACTAACAGGACAGAAAACTTTATCTGATGGTGCTATATATCATATCAAAAGATTAGGATTTTCTGTTAGAGAATATATTAACAGGGAGCTATAAATGAATATATTTTTTTTAGATAAAGACCCACAGTTTGCGGCACAATCTTTGTGTGATAAACATGTGCCAAAAATGTTATTAGAGTCAGCACAGATGTTATCTACTGCTATTATAAGACAGCAAATGGATTTTAATCCAGACCATTTATACAAATGGGCTTATCCATTTCATCCTATGACTAAATGGGTAGGTTTTAGTAGTAGCAATTTTATTTGGGCATTAGAAAATGCTGTATTCATTAGTCAAGAGTATATAAAACGATTTGGTAAAGTTCATAAATCATCTAGAATTATTAATAACATATATGACCATCAATACATTGATGATATACCAAAAGGTGATTTTAAAGAACCTCCTCAATGTATGCCAGATGAATACAAAGATAATGATTATGTAACTGCTTATAGAAAATATTATCAAGGTGCTAAATCTTATTTTGCTAAGTGGGAAAAGGGCAGAAAACAGCCAAATTGGTGGGTACATGCATAAGTTACTACTAATATTAGTATTATTATTTAATAGTGGTTGTGCTTTTTTTGTTGCTAAAGAAACTGTAAAAGTTGTTGATATAATTTTAGAAGATGAACCTAATCCAGAAAAGAAAAAGAAAATATTAGAAAATAAAAAGAAAAAGCAAAACAAAGCTAAAGAATTTTATTGTAGTAAAGTAAAGGATAAGGAAAAGTGTAATGACTAAAAAATTTTTTCAAAAACAATTTGTTGACTTACTTGTTGACTTCATGTATGTTAATTTAAAAGAAAAAGTAAAAACAAAAGCCAACATAAGAAAAAGTATTCATAGCTTTGAAGATGTATGGTTAACAATGATGAGAGAGAGTAAAAAAAATGTTAAAAGAAAAAGCTGAATACATGCAAATGTGGAAGACTGGTTATAAAAAAGAAAAGCCAAAAATAAATAAAAAGAAAAGAGATTGTATGATGTGCTACCAACCATTTATAAGTGAGGGTAATCATAATCGTATTTGTTATAGTTGCAAACAAACTGATGATTGGCATTATGGTAATGATTATAGTGTGATGAAATAATGTGGAAATTAATTGATTGCGGTACATATCCTTGGTTTGTTTTAGAAAAACAAAAATATTTTCATTGTGTATATGCATACAATGGGGAGTATAAAAAATTAAAATTAAAAAGAAAAGAAATGCCAATGTATATGATGTCTTGTAGAGCATATTTAGGATATTTACGAACATGGCCACTTAGCACTGCCCCTTGTAGACTTGACAAAAAGAGTGCAATGTTTTATATACAACATTGGAAAGATAAAACTAAAACAAAATTAATGAAAGAAATAATTAAACAACTGAAAGCGACTAAATGGAAAAGGAACTAATAAAGTTATTATTAAATAAAAACTTTTACAATAAAAATAAAAGCAGATTAACTAAAGAGTTTTTTACAAATGGCACAGGTGCTTTGTATGAAACAATTAAAAATGCACATGAAGATTCTGATAAAGATTTAAGTATCAGTGAAGTATCAACACTTCATATGGAGGTGTATAATCCTGCATCAACAAGAGCATCAAAAGAAAACTTTACTGTCCTCATTGATGAAATAAAAGAATTAGAATTACCAAATGAAAAGATAGCTAACAATATTATTCGTTCTTTATTTAAAAGACGTATTGCAAATAAAATTGCTGTTCTTGCCACAGAGATATATAATGGTAGAGATACAGATTTTGCTGAAATAAAAAAACAATTAGACATACCTTTTGATGATGACTCAGATGCCTATGAATATGTTACAGGCAATATTAATAATCTAATAGAAAAATTAAAAGATAATACAAAATGGAAGTTTAACTTACCCCCTCTAAAAGAGGCTGTACATGGAGTAGGAGAAGGTAATTTAATAATTGTCTTTGCAAGGCCAGAGGCAGGTAAAACTGCATTCTGGGTTAATTTAGTCGCAGGAATTGACGGATTTGCCTCTCAAGGAGCAAAAGTATGTGCACTTATCAATGAAGAGCCTGCAATTAGGACACAAATGAGACTAATAAATGCTCATACGGGGCTTACAATGGATGAAATACGTGCAGATGTAGAAGAAGCTAACACAAAATGGGCCGAAGTGAGACAGAATATACACATACTTGATACTGTTGATTGGTCGCTTGATGATGTTGATGAGTTTGTACAAAAAGAAAAACCAGATATATTAGTTATAGACCAATTGGATAAGGTAGGTGTAACTGGTAATTTTGCACGAACAGATGAGAAACTTCGTGCTATCTACACAGGAGCAAGAGAGATAGCAAAAAGAAATGATTGTTGTGTTATTGCTATATCACAAGCATCAGCAGATGGGCAAGGTAAGTTTGATTTGACATTTGATATGATGGAGGGTAGTAAGACAGGTAAAGCCGCAGAGGCAGATGTTATCATAGGTGTAGGTCACCGAGATAAAATGGATACAGATGAAAGGGTAAGAAGTTTGGCTATAAGTAAAAATAAAATAACAGGTTGGCATGGTCTAAAGAATTGTATCATCATACCAGAACTATCGAGGTATGCAGAATGATTAGTACATTTGATGTTGAAACAAGTTTTCAAATAACAGAAGAGGGTAAATTAGACCCATCACCAAAAAATCCAGATAAT